GTAATAGCCATTATAACTATATACGCCCTAAAATAAAAAAGGACTCATTAGGTTTGCAGCCCGAGTCCTTTAGTTATGATACAAACAATAATTAAGAGAATACAAATATAATAAATTAAACTACTTTAACTACATCTATAACATAATTAGCAAATCTCGCTTTTAGCTTCTCCTCAAAAGCAAGTATAGACTTATCATTAATTACGTTAGTATAAAAGTTTGAGCCTTCAGTTCCTTTGTTATAAATACTTTTAGCGATTACAAAAGCTATTGACTGCCTTATCTCCTCAGCACTTTGTTTTTTACCTGACCTCGTATTTTTGTAAGTACGACCAGGGTTTTTAGACTTTATCTCCTCCCAACTATTAATACCTCTATTAAGCATAAACTTACGAATAACGCTTATAGGAGGCATTTTATTTGTATACTTAAATCGAGAGCGGTTAGTATTATATTTAGCTCCGCTTACTCCCTCGTCTAAATATTCATAGTAAGAAGGCATTACTATTGTTACCTTGTATCCGTTAGAAGTTAAAGTAATAGGATTGTTATTACCCTCTCCAATACTTGCAGCGGTTATACCTTGAGAACCTGGATAGGCATTTTTCAACTCCTCGCTAAAGCCGTCTATTAGCTTTTGCCAGTACACTAATAAGTACTTAAATAATAACTCTTGCTCTTTTGTCATTTCTGTTTTTCGTAGTTAGCTTTCTCAACCATATAAGCCCACCAATTTAAAAACTCAATCGCTCCGAGTTTGGTTGTATGCTCTATGCTGATATTATGAAGTTTAGCCATAGCGTCTATTATGCTAAAGAGTCCCCATCGTTGTCCAAAATCTCCCGAGTCATCGCCAGCGTTTCCTTCATCCACTTGCTCAAAGAGTCCTCTGTACTGCTCAAGTAATCGTTCCAAAGATTCCAAAAAAAAACAAAGATATTCCATACCTTGTCTAATTCCATACCTCTTATTAAAGCGGCTCGCTCGTTGAGTGTTAAGTTATCGTCTCCGTAGTTCTTGCCCTCGGGCTTGCTTATAGCTGCTAAGAGTAAATCCATTACTTTAACGCCTTCGCCTTGGTACTTGCTTCTGATATTAATTATATCTAATAGCTGACCGCTTGTTAGCTTCTCGGGTTTGTGTTCAATATGGTAAACGCTTCCGTTGAGTATTACCCTACTATTAATTTTTAGCTTCTCCAGTTGCTTAATATTGAACTCTCCAAGCTCTGCTATCATAACCGCAAAGTCTTTTAACTTAACCTTACTTGCCTCCTCGTAGGTTATATCCTTTATCGCTGCTACTGCGTAGATGTTCTGCTCCATTACTGGAAGCTCTCCGTCTATCTCGTTTAATAGCTGATATTGCCCTACCGTCATTTTAGATAACCTTGTATGTTCCATAACCTTTCTTACTGAATTTGTGCATTATTAAATACCTGAGTGCATCAATAGCGTGATTATAACCATCTATCGGGACGTTAAGACTATCTCCGTTTCGGTCTACCTTCCATTTATACTGTTCAAGCTCTTTTATTAAGTTCTTACTTGACGAATGTACGTTAATTGAGTAGCCTTTTAATAGATTAATTCCAAACATTATACTATCTGCTCCCTTCTTAACCCCATCAATCGTCCAGCGTAATCGCCTAAGCTCCTCGATACTCTTAGGCTCGGCACTATCTGCTACTATTAAAGCTCCTTTGCTTATACCTAAAGCCTCCATTCTATCGCTTATATCTCTGTTAGTTAGCCCAGTCTCGTATATTAGTTCCTTTACCCATAGCTCACCGTCTTGCAGCCTTACCTCTACTAAAGTAGTAGGGTCATTAGTGAACCCGAAGTCAATACCGTAGCCTATTAAATTCTTATCCTCAAAGCTCTCGTTTAGTACGTACCACTTTTTAAGTATAAGCCCCTCTATTTTACCAGTTCTGCCTCGAGCGTATACCTTCCATAAATCTATATCTTTATCCTTTAGAGCTTCTATCTTCTCTCTTATCTTATCGCTTAAAAAAGGGTTGTGCCTATGGTCTGAGATTATCAACTCAGCGTTTGGCATAGGAATTATTTTGTCGTGAACCCAGAAGCTTGTATCTGGGTTGTAGTCTAAATATACTTGCTTGCGAGTTCTAAGGCTTAACTGCTCAAAGATGTTATACGGTATACCGTTTGCCTCATTAACGAATAGGTAATCTCTCTTACCCGACTTTGCGTCTTGCTCATTGTCGTAAGAATTAAATTCGATTATAGAGCCATTCTTAAAAGTGAATACTCTGTCGCTCCTATTGTAGAAAGTTACTTGCTGTTTAATTGCTTCGTCTGCGTTATGGATGTCGATTGCGTCTCTTAAAGCTCCTACTTTTAAGTTAGGTATATCTTGACCGACTACCGTAATAGTGCAAGTATCTGCTATTGCTTTAGAGAATAATACTTGAAGTATAGCATAAGTTTTACCTGAGCTTGTCCCGCCCTGGTTTACTATTATATCCGCTTTTGAATTATAGTTACTTCGATATACTGAGGTGGTACTAATCAACTATATCTTTTTCGCTGCTTGCTAAAGGTACTCCCGTATCAATTATATTAATATCTAAGCTTTTGTATGTTGTCTCTTGGTGTATCTCTTGTAGTGGCTTGCCGTCTACTTGCTCCATTATCATTTGGATAGCTTTTAAACTATCGTTACCTTTTTTACTCATTGCCCAGCCTTGCAGCTTTAAGGCTATTTGAGTTTGGGTAGGTACTTTTACCGTTACTGAGCCGTCTTCGTTTATGTTTACTATTTGGCTTGGAGGGATAGTTAAATTACCTTCATTCTCCAGCAAATCTTTAATTTGGTTTCGTATAGATACGGGTCTACCTTCTTTGTTTATATTGTTTTTGTTTTTGTCAAATCCGTTTGTATTGGCGTTTGGGCTATTGTGTATATTATTTTTACCTGACATATTGTTATTCGGTTGTTATTCGGTTGTTATTTTATTTGTTTAGTAACTTTTTTTTATTAGCTTTGTATATCAATATGCGGTATTAGTGTAATGGTAACACATTAAGCTTCCAGCTTAAAATCGGCGTTCGATTCGACCATACCGCTCTCTTTTTTTGGATAAGGCTTACTTAATAATTTACACATTTTAAGTAAACTTTTGTCTAAAGGATACAAATATTTTCTTTTACCGCTTCTTTTTCTTGTTTCTAAAGTATTTAAAAAATCTTTTGGATATTCGTTTAAACTCCTGTCGTGCCTCCACTTACCTTTATAAAAATAATCCTTACCGCTACTTTCGTTTTCACCTACAAAAATCCAATTTGTAGCTTGGTAAATAATTCCCATATGGTTTTGTCCTTTGTCCGCATACGATATTAATAATTTTACCGTTGGGTTTTGTTTTTTAAATAATTTAATAGCAATAGATAATACTTTTGACGTACTTTCTTGCTTACCATTTAAAGCCATTCTGTTTATTTCTATAAATTTACCTTGCACTAAATTAAATTGCTTTCCTGACATTACACCTGACGGATAACAAAATGATACAACACCGCACCATTCGTTTTTATTATTAAATACTGAATAAGCTATCGAAGACGCTGGTACTGTTTTCGCATAATGAAAATTTAAACAAGCGTATTTTATAGCTTTATATGATGCTTTTTCTAATCTCATACTTCGCCAGCACTTACACTAAAGTAAGCTCCTTCGTATTTTCTATCTATTAGCTCTTGTATATCTATTTCGGCTTTTTGTAACTGCTCAGGATTATCAAAAGTTATTTTTATCGTAGGAGGTTTATTTTTGTTTTCTTCTGTCAAATCTTCAAAATCAGGCTCAATCTCAAAAGGAAAACCATCCAAACCCCAATCTTCTAACTCCTCAGTATCCCACTCATTTGCAAGCATCTCCCAGTCGTGTTCTCCAAAGCCTACGTTATCCGCAATTATAAAACGCCTTGTTTCCTCTTCTGTTAGGTCGCTGGCTCGCTTTACCCACTCTTCAGGCACTTCTTTGTAACCTAAGTCTTTTAAAGCCTTTAAACGCATATTACCGCCTAAGACTATATTATCCTCGTTTATAACCATAGGTCGCAGCTCCATCATTTTAGGGAACTCGCTAATAGACTTTTTTAGCTTCTCGAACTTATGGTCTTTAATAACTCTCGGGTTATTAGGGTTTGATTTTATCTCTGTTAGTTTCATTTTAAATACTTATCAAATAGCTTAACGCTATGTTTATATATACACTTACCGCAAGTAATGTCAGGTCTGTACGCAAAATCCTCCTGGCAAAGCTTTTGAAACTCTGCTCTAAGGTGTGGGCTTATACCTCCGCCTTGCTGCTTGACTATGACCCTTATTTGCTGCTCAAGCTCTTCGCTCATTTCTTTTTACGCTTGGCTACTGACTCTATGCACCCGCTTGCTTTTAGTTCTTTAATTCTCTTTTGGTCTTTAAGCTCTATCTGTTCGCCTAAATTAAACACCTCTCCGCTCTCAGCGTCTCGGTATCGTTTTATTATATTATATTTCATAATGTTTGAAGTCTTTTTGCGTTCTCTTTTACTATATCATATTTAGCTTTTACGTCTTCTTTTAGCTTTAGCCCTAACTCTATTTGCATATTATAGTTTCCTTTTATTTTCTTTATCGCAGCCGCCCAGTCATTGCCGTGTACCTTCAAACTATTGCTATTAGTAGCGAGTAGGTTGTAAGGCATTACGTTGCTTACTATTACGGGCTTTGCAAAGTGTCCCGCCTCTATCATTTTAAGTTCACTTTTGCAGCGGTTAAATAGGTTATCTCTCAAAGGTATTACACATATTCCGCAATGCTGATACTCGGTAGCGTACTCTTGGATGCTGCTAACTTGCTGGAGTATTGGACTCATCCGCTTAGGCACTCTCGGGCTTTTAACGGTTAGGTATTCATTATCAAAAGCGTTACCTAATAGTTTTAAATCTTTAAGGTGAGTACTGCCTCCTGAGTAAAAGAAAGTATCGAATTTTAAAGATAAATCTTCGTAGGCAAATTGCTTCTCGTTAGGGTCAATAGCGTTTTTAATTACCTCAACGTTTTTGTTATACGGTCTTATTTTCTCCGCTAAAATCTTTGTGGTAGTCCATACTACGTCTGCAAATTTTATATTTGCTAAAATACACTTAGTCATATTACTACGAGAGTAAAATAATTGTAGCGGGTGACCTTTGGGCAATACCCAGTAATCATCTATGTCGCATATTACTTTAATGCCTCTTGCCTTTAAAATTAAGATAGTCTCTTCAGGCTTCATAAGCTCAGAGATATTACGATTAAAAATAACGTGGGTTACTCCGTCTAACTTCTCTAAAAAGTCGTCAGCGTTATTAATTAAGCAAGTTACTTCTATTCCGTAGTCCTGGCTCAATCTAACCAGAGGCATCATTAAGCGGTGATAGCTTACTCCACTAACGGCAGTCATAACAATAGCTATTTTGGTTTTGTTCTCGTACATTATTTTAAATTCTTTTTTTGCTTTCTTGTAGTCGCTTTTAATGCTTCTGTAACTTATAGAGGTCTCGTTATGGATTTTGATAAGGGTATCTCCGTTGTAGACGGCTCTAATTAGATTAGCGTTGTAATGGCTCATCTTAGCGAGTACGTCTTCAATATCTTCGCTCTCACTCTCTTCTATTGCCCAATAAGGGTCTGTCTTATTACATTTTTTGAGCCATTGGTTCCTCATTACTATTGCAAAATAGCCCTTCATATTTTCCTTAGCGGGCTTATGGCTACAAATATCAAAAGCCAAGGAGACTAACTCCTCGGCTTCTTGCTGGTTGTTGGTAAGCTTTAAAGCATAGTCCCTTATGCTCTTATCAAAGTAGATGTCTTCTAATTTCAAAAGGGTAGCCCTTCGGATTTAGTAGGTTCCCAAGTGTCTAACTCTACGTAAGGTTTACCACTTTGACCTATATTAAGGTCTAAATTTACCCATCCATTTTTAGAGTGCTTTTGAATAAATGCTACCGCTTCGTCTACTTTTAAGCTTAAACTACCTACTGCCCATTTTGGCGAGTCTGCTTTCATTTTAAAAATAAAACCTTCTGCGAATACTTTGTCTTTTTTTTCCATTGTTATTATTTATTTTCGTTTATTATCATTGACAAAAGTACTGAATAATTCGCTAAATCCAAAACGCTATCCTCAATACTCTCGTTGTTAGGTTTTTTGTCTGAGTTAAGAAGCACTCCAAGCCTTGCTACTTTGGTAGCGATTAGGTTCAAACAGTTAGTACTTGCGTTCCCTCCCGTTATAGCTCCCGCTAATTTAAAGTTAGAAAGTCTATCGGTGTTAGCGTAGTCGTCTCCCTTGCTAAATAGTACCTTCTCCATCTCTCCTACTATATAGCCGAAGTGGGCTATTTGTTCTTTTTTCGTCATAGGTTTACCTCTTCGTTAATTACTACGCTAATCAGCTTCCATAAGTGTCGTTCGTTGTGTAATATTTTGTGACGGTTCATAAGTTGACCGAATAAAGTTTCTTTGTCTCCCATATCTCCGAAGACCTCGCTTGTTATTGTTCGCCCTCCCTTGGTGGCGGTTACTTGGATTAGACCGCGCATAATGTAGATAATTTTAATTTATATGCTTCTGAAGCTTTAATCTCATCTGTAAAATAACCTAAAGTTTTATTTTTACCTTTTATTCGAATATGAGCTACCCATTTTTTTCTATCTTTTTCCCAGCAAACTCCAGTATATTTGCTTGTATATCCCTTTTTATCTTTGCTTAAATTTTCTCTACTTGTAATTAATTGTAAATTATCAATATTGTTATCTAATTTATTATTGTTTTTATGGTCTACTATTATTTTGTGACCATTAGGAACGTGGTTTAAAAAAGACATTGCAACTAACTGATGTATGTGTTTTACTTTAGACCTAAGCTCTGAATATAAAGATACTAAAAGATAACCATTAGAGGCTATTGATTGCTTTAATATTCTGCCTTTATGAAGCCTATTTACTCCGTTACTATACAAAACCATTCTATCTAAACTTTTTACGTTACCTAAGTTACTAATTTGGTAAAGACCCTCGTAGCCTTTTATGTCTCTATATTCTTCTTTCATACTATTTCTTAATTTCATTTAATTCTGCTTTGGCTATCGTGCTTAATATGACAATCTCTACACCTTACTTTTATGTTCTCTATGTCCCAGGCTAATTCTGTTCTACGGGTCTTTTGGGCTTCGTCAACGCTTATAGTGTGCGAGCAGTCTAACCTCCCGTTAGAGCTTAAGCAATCCGTACAAAAGTTATATCCAAATTCCCAAAACTGTTCGCTTAGTGCGTTGCTCTTTGCCTCCCTTACTCTTGAGTCTATAATACTTTTAGCTACTCGCTCTCCGTCTGAGGTGTGATAGTGGTTCATATTGTGAATAAATAGTTTATAATTAAAGCTCTACTATTTTATTTGCCATTGCATTTAGCTCGCATAACTCCCTTATTTTAGCTTGTTGCTCTCCCATTTTAAAAAGGTAAGTAGCCAGTAACTCCTCGTAAGAGTCTATTTCTACGGCTTGCTTATAAGCTAAGTTAATCAAATTATCTAAATTCTGCAAATGCTTTGTTTGCTCTGTCTTATCTCCTGAGTATTTAGCGAGCTTTATTTTCATATCTCGCACCGAACGCTCCGCCTCTTTGCANATAGCGGGTTTGTTTAANATCTCTTTTGCTTCTTGGTCTGTCATAATAGTTTTAATTGTTTAAGTGGTTTTGTAAATTGGTTTGCCATAGCCTGAGCTATACCGGTAAAGGTTTTACTTCTTAAAGTGCT